AGTATGTAAACGCCCTCGTCGGAAAAAGCGCGGATATTAGGCCACCGGCCCGAACTTACCGCCTCCGCGAAAGCGGCCGTTATGTCTTTCCAGGTCATAGTGTTAGCCTAAATAAAACGGGCAGGGGGCCGACGGTTTACGGTAGGAGTCCTCCAGGGCCGAACAGCTGCAGCCGCAGAGTTCCGGATATAACGAACTATTCGCCTTTAGATACTTGCAAAGGTAGTCGCGGTATGCCGCGGCGTCTACCTTGTATTTCTGTATCAACTTCGCGATATCGTTATAGGCCGCGTTGGTTACGTTGGTATCGTAGGTCTCTATTACGCCCTTATTGCGGAACTTGTACGCGAGGGAATACGCGATCTCGGCTACGACGGCCGCCTGCATATAGGGTTGGATATACTCGTCCAGGAGGACTTTATACGGCTCGTACTGGGCGTCGCGTATATCGTCGGTTCCTACGAGTTCCTGGAGGCGGCGCAAAAGGTTAGAACCGATTGTCTTTTGCAGGTCTACGTCCTGGACCGTGCAGACGGCGGAACGGATAACGTTCTCGTTAACCTCCTCGCCTATAATTGTGGTCTCCTTAATATCCTGGGGTGCCAGGAAAAGGACCGTTCTATATTCGTTCGGGGTTATCATATATCCAGGTTTTTATTAGAGTCGTAGTCGGAGGCGTCAAACCGGATGGTATACGGCTTAATATTCAAAGTTGCCATACCCTCCAGGGATTTATTAAAGAACCGGACGAACTGCGCCTGCATAGGCTTAATTACGGTACGGTTATAGAGGTCGAACGCGGCGACGTACTCGATAGTATTAAAGGTTGTTTTTTCGGTGCCGTAGCCGAGCAACTGCGCCGGGCAGCGGAACGCCACCACGATATTTTGCTCGTAGTTGGTCCGGAGGGCGTTATATTTCGCGTCGAAGTCGTTCGACGAAAGGACGGTAACGGTTGCCTCGTTCTCCTTTCCCTCGTTCCAGGATACGATAAACTTCCCGGCGTTCTCCTCTCCGGAGAACTTCTCCCGGATCGCGGACTCGATAGCGTCCTTTGTCTTTTCGTCGGGGACGCCTCCGTTAAAATTGATTATGGCAGCGGCCGCGAAATTGTTCGATATATTGTTCAAATGGTAGGTATCTATCTTATTCGCGATAACGATAGACTTTAACGCGCCGTTATACAGCGGCGTGGGGTAGATACCCTTACAAATGGAACGTAGAGTTACCGCGTCGGTCTTTCCGCCTCGCTCTCCCTGGGGGAGGTTAAGGGGAATAGCCACGGCGTCGGAGGAACGTTTCCAGTCGTTATGGTAGTATATCTTTGTAAGGTCCTCGTTATAGCGTACTTTCGTCTGGTCCAGATAGGCAACGCGGACCAGTATACCACCCGCGTTGTAAAGCCTCTGGAACGAGCAAGCGTTGTAGACGATATAGTCCAGTAGAAGTTTACGCGATATCTCGAAAAGTTCCTCCAGGCTTTGTTCAAACAACGGGTTATGGTCGAACACCATTTCGTCGCCGCAGAGGTAATCGAGCATATTATTAACGAGGGTCTGGAATATTGCCGTATTCTCGTAGAGCGACCAAAGGTACTGGGGGTAGCGGTTATCCTTTCCGTAGGATACTATTTTATCGGATCCGGTAACGCTCTCTACCGGTTCCGGTATCTTATAGCCGTCCTGGGAAAAGGTAAAGACCTTAACGCCCGTCTTTTTTACCGCCGGCGTGGGGACGGTGGCCCTGGTTTTATATCTATTTTTCATAGGATTTATAAGTGGTAGGACCGGAATACTCTATCGGCATTTCCCGTTGGTCGGGGCGGTACTTAAGTAGGCCGGTTTCCATAGGGGTTGTATCGCCCTCGTTTGCATATAGGGAGTAGTTGTATTCCCCAAAGGCGGCCGAGGACGGCATTATGATATTAACCTGGAATATCGTAGGATTTGACGCCACGCTAATAGCATTTAACGAGAGGTCGTATTCCTTGTTATCGTATCGGTTTTTAAGGTGCAGTAACATAGCGGCAAAAAATAAAAGGGTGGACGCATAGTCCACCCTTATATTTGAGAGGTTTACAGACCGTCGACAATCGACGAGGTAACGGCAGCGGCCGCCACCTCGTACGGCAGTTCCTTTGAGGTGTCTATTAGGGTGAGAGTATACTGGTTGGCGTCGGAGAACGCGGTACCAGTAGTACCACCGGCGGCGGAACAATCCAGGGGGTTATCGTAGCCGAGGAGCCAATATTTGCCGTTGTTATCGAGAACAATAGCCATCGCTCCGCCTGCGATAAGTGCCTGGATTTCCACGCGCTTTGTAGACTCCATCTTTGTAAAGGCCATCGCGATAGTAGTAGTTACGTAGGAACTACCGTTGTCGGCGTCAATATTGGCGGTCGCCTCCATAGTCGCCGTACCTTTACGAAAACGGAATATCTCCAACTTTGAACCGGCCAGAGTAAGAGCCGAGATAAGGCCCGAACTCGGAGTGCCGGGGGTTACGTCCCCAAAGTTGCCTAAATAGACTTCCTTTACGCCGCCTATAGTGGTGTCGCATCTACTGTCAATCGAGTTAAGAGAAAGAGTATTGCAAGCCATAGCGTAAAGGGTTTAAGAGTTAAGCGACAACGCCTACGGTTACCTGGTCGGGGAACGCTACCTGCGCTCCGCCGTTGAACTTGCAGTTAAAGCGGAACTGCTGGTGGTCTCTACTATACCAGAGGTCCCAGACTTCGTGTCCGTTGGCGAGGTCGACTCCCCAGTAGAGGTTCTTGGGGTCGGCTGCGATAATAGCCTTACCACCTGCCAGACCGTTAAGACCGGGGACAGCCTTTACGCGAGTAGAGGTTCCGGGGAGGAACATTTCGCGATCGGTAGCGGTCATAGGGTCAGCGTGGAAAAAGTTTGCGGCCACGATATCCTGGATAAAGGCGCGGTAGGTACCCTCTCCGACAAAAATTACGGCGTCTGCAAGTACCTCTGTAGGGATAGCACCGTAAACGGCGAGGATAGCACTATAAGCACCGGCAACGGAGGTAACAGAGGACCAGTCGGCACCGGCACCCAGGGCGGAGCTGGTGGAGAAATCAATATACTCGGAAACGTAGTCGCCGAGGCCCGCAACGGAAAGGGCGGAGATACCCTGCCAAATAGCGTCCTCTACCTGGCGAGCGATATTCTTTGTAATCTCGTTGGTCAGTTTCTCCTCAAAGGGGAGAGTCTCGCGGCCTGCGGTGTGGTTAACCTCCCACTCGCCGTATTTGCCGAGGAAATCCTCCGGGCAGAAAGTCATATCGACTTTGAGGGCGGGAGCGGTAATAGTACGTTCGGTAAATGTTGCGTCGCCGTTTGCGCTAAATTCGCAACTTGCGGCCTGGATAGAGGGAGAAACGGCGAGGAGGTGGATACGCTCCTGGTATTTTACGCCGGTCTGGAGGTTAATAACGTCGAGGGTTTCTGCACCCAGGACGGATTTAGCGATAAGGAGGTCGTTATTCTCCTTAACGTAGGAGGTAAGTCCTGAAACGTCAAAAGCCATAATAGTAAAAGGATTTATAGGTTAGTTATTTGCGAAAGAATTTGAGGACGGGGTTTTCGCCGTTGTCCTTTGACCTGCGGAGGGTAACGGTCTCGACGGGTTCCACGTCTACTTTTTTAAGAGTGTCGATAAAGGCGGCCATTTCGTCGAAACGGGTAGCCATCTCGTTAAACTTCTCCTCCATAGTGCGGAGGCGTTCGTCGGTGTCGCGGAGGCGGTCCTCCATTTCGCGGATACGTTCGTCGGGGCGGTCGGGTTCGGGTTTCGGATCCTCGATAACGATTTCCTCCTCCTCCTCCTCGACTTTGATTTCCACGTCCTCGGCGGGTTTCTCCTCCTCGGCTTTGCGAGTGAGGATACCGTCGGTAACGACGTAGGTAACTTCGCCGATTTTGTACTCGCCATCGGCGGCGGGGGTCATTACGCCGTTTTCGTCTACGACGTAAACTGCGATACCGTCGGTCAGTTCGTCCTCTACGAAAGTGAGAACCAACTCGCGGCCGTTAGCGTCTATTGCGGTAACGCTTGAACACATGATGCGCTGTGCAGCGCGTCTAAAATGATTTGTTTTACGCATAATTGCCTCGTAATTTGAATTAAAGAAAGACTCTATAGAATAGCCGGTATAGTATCCGGCCTTGATATCCCGCCAGAGTGCGTCGTCGTCGATATGTGCCTTAACCATCCAGGTACCGTCGGGGAGGTCGAACCCTGCCGGGGCGGCCTTACCCTCGGCGGCGGAGAGTATGTAAGACTCCAGGAGGGTACATTTGGCGGGGTGGGCGGCGTCGTGCATTATATTAAAGTTGCGGTTATGAGCAAAGCCGGCCGCAACCTG